TGCTACTGGAGGCGCTACAGCAGAATTAGGTGGTTTAGCTGCTTTAGGTGAAGGCGCAGGTGCTGCAGCCACTGGAGGTACTACAGGTGGTGTTGTTGGAGGCACTACAGCAGCCACTGGAGGTATTACAGCCGCTACAGGAGGTACTACAGCCGCTACAGGAGGTACTACAGCCTCTACAGGAGGACTTCTTAGTGGTGGTTCATCTGGTTTAGCTGTTGGTGGTGTTGAAGGCGCTGCTTCACAAGCAGCAACAACTGCTTATAGTAATACACTTGCAGCGACAGGTAATAGCGCATTGGCAGGGATAGCTGCTGACGTTGCTGCCGGTAATGTCGCTGCTGGTTTATCAGTAACTGATGCTGTCGCCGCTGGTACTGCTGCTGGTACTGGAGGAGCTGCTACAGGTGCTGTAACTTCAACAGGTGGTGTTGTTGGAGGAGGCCCAGCAGGTGCTGGTTCCATTACAGCAGGAACAACAGGTTCTTTAGTAACTGGTGCTGGTACTACAGCTGCTACCAACGCTGCTACCAATGCAGCTACCAATGCAGCAACTAACGCAGCTACAACAGCAGCTACTTCTGGATTAAGGTTTGATCCTACAAGTTTATTTAATAACTTACTTGCTACTGGTTTTAATGCTGCTGCGGCAGAGAATGCTGCTAGTCGTCTAGATGAAATCAGAAATAACATAAGGACTCAGGCAGAGGCAGCAGCACAGAATGCACAGTTTACACCTTACGGTGTTACTGGTTCGTTGTTTAATACAACGTATAGTCCTACAACAGGTATTAACACAGCATTGACTGAAGATGCTAGAGCAATGTATAATCCCTTTGCTGTAGCTGCAATGCAGTCAGCACAGGCTGCGAACATGACTAACGTTGATCAGTTAAGTAGGGATTACTACAATAAACTATCAGCATTGTCAGCACCAGAGATTGAGCGTCAGCGTCTTGCTACAGAAGCTAGGTTACGTTCTCAAGGAAGATTAGGTGTAAGTGGGTCTTCTTTTGGTGGTTCTTCTCCTGAATTGTTAGCTCAAGAACAAGCCATTGCACAGCAACAGCTTCAACGTGAGTTGCAGTCCAGACAGGCTGCTTTAGGTGAGCGTGGTACGTTACTTGGACAGGGTGCTACAGCACTACAACCTATCCAGAATCTAACACAGCAACAGCTTGCTCAGGCACAGCTTAGTGGTCAGTTAGGACAACAAGCTGCACAGTCTGGATATCAACGTGGTATGTTGTCTTTGGCTGGGTTAGAACAGCAAACAAGGTTGGCTGAAGAAGCTGCAAGAGCCAGAACTGGTTACATGAATCAGTTAGCACAGCAAGCACCTTCTATATTAACCAGCCTATTTTCTTTAGGTTAAGGAAAAACAATGGCACAACAACAAGTAAGTTTATTTGGTCCGTCTGTAGCTGATGTCCGCAGACAGATTGAACAAGAGGATATCAATCGAATTAATCAAAGCAGGACAGGTGCTGCTGGTGTTGCTGATCTAAGCTTACAAGCTTCCACAAGGATGGGTAGAGCTATTGGTGGGTTGTTCGGTGTAGAAGACCCAAGGCTAAAGGAAGCCTCTGCAAGACAAGAATTAAAGAATAGTATCAGTGCTCAGTGGGATGGACAAGACCCTGTAGAAGCTTACAGGATCATGGCTAGAGAGGCTACTCGTTTAGGGCTAACACAAGAGGCTATAGCGGCTGCTGCACAGGTTAAACAGGCTGAAGAGGCTCAGGCTAAGACAGAACTAGGAACAATTAAGACTACTTATGAAATTGGTAAATTAGCGGCTGAGACACAAAGAGCTATACGACAGGCAACTGAAGCAATGCAAAGTAAAGCACCTGTGGTTCAGCTTCAGAAAGCAAGGCAGGATTTAAGAGATGCTATGCAGAATGCTACAACTGAGCTAGAAAAAGAAGAGATTAGACAGCAAATAACTGAGATTGATTCAGCTATAAACTTAGCTACTACTAGAGCACCAAAAGAGGATAAACAAGAATCATTTGGTGCAGACAGGGAGGCTATTTCGAGAGAAATGTACGGTAAACGTTTTGGCGACTTAACACAACTAGAACAACAAGCTGTTAACAAAAGAGAAGCAGAAACAAGTAAGAAAGGTACAAAAATCGATGTAAGCATCAACCAAGATAAAGGTATAAACACAGCTAAAGTAAAAAGGCTTGATGATTTAGAAAACTCTGCTGTTGCTGCTGATTCAGTACTTACTAATGTAAACGCTATTAGCAGTGTTCTTAACAACGCATTCACTGGCGTAGGTGCTGGTGTAGCTCTTAAGGCGGGTCAGATTGCTAATGCCCTTGGTGTGCAGGTTACCGGCACAACAGAATCTGAACAATTAAATCAATTGTTGGCTAAGTTAGCTCAAGGACAGGCTAGAACACTTCCTGGTTCCTTGTCAGAAAAGGAATTGATGTTCTTAAGAGAAGCTATTGGTACTGGTGGTATGACAAAGCAAACACTACAGGCTATGCTTCGTCGTATGCGAGAAGATGCTATTTCTGATAAAGAAGCATACAAAGATGCTTTTAAGTTTCAACAAGGTGGTGGTAATCTTAATAATTATGACTTTGCTGAATCACGAACAAAAGCAAGGAGCACTGCAAGAAGGATATCTGATTTGTTAGAAAAAGCTACTCCAGAGCAACGTAGACAATTAGGATACTAAGATGGCGACAGGTCTTTCACCAGCAGAATTAGAAGAGCTAAAAGGTCTTCTTGGTACTCAAGGACAACAAACACCTCAACCTACTTCTGTTATGGAAGGTGCTAAGCAACCAGGAAAAACATTTGGTGATATTGCACTAGAGGCTTTACCTGATGTAGCTGGACTAGCTGGTGGTGTTATTGGTGCAGCTACGACAAGATCTCCAGCAGGTATGGCAGCAGGTAGAGCATTAGCTCAACAGGCTGTAAGAGGTGTTATTGGGTCTGGTATTGGTGCAGCAGGTGGTACGGCGTTAGAAGCTGGTATTAAGTCTGCAATGGGTATGCCAGAGCCTTTAACAAAGACAGCAGCAGACATGTTGTCTAATTCTGTTACTAATATGGCTTTGGATGCTACTGGTAACGTAGTCTTTAACATGCTTGGTAAAACTTTCCGTGTTACTAAGGATGCAATGACTAAGGCTGGTGTACTTCCTCCTATGGATGCTTCAGCTCAAGAATCTAAGAGGGTTGCTCAAGAGCTACTACAGAAGTATGGTGGTACTTTAACAGAGTACCAAATCACTGGATCAACAGGTGCTAAAGTCAGAGAAGCAGTTGCTCGTAGTGGTTTGTCAGGACAAAGTACATTTGATAAATTAGCTGAAACAAACCTTAATGCTTTAAGACAAGAAAGAGATACGATCTTAGAAAGTGTAGCGTCTGACGCTTTACCTGCTTTACAGGCTGGTCAAGGTGTTAGAGATGTTGTGCAGTCAGCAAACACAAGATTGTCAGAGCTTGTTCAACCTTTTTACGAACAAGAATTACCAGCAAGAGGGTTTAACGTTGGTGTAAACTTAGCTCCTATAAAGTCTAAAGCTTTTGAATCATTGAAGAGGGCTGAAAAACTTACTGAGACAGGTGATCCTGCTACTGTATATGGACCTGATGTCGCTAGGGTGCTAAATGACATCAGTAATATTTCTGCTGATGTATCTTTTGCAGAAGCACATCAATTAAGATCTATTCTAAACAATCGTCTACGTGATCTTAAAGTAGAAGTAGGTAAGAATAGTCCTGTAGTTGCTGAGCTGTCTAAAGCAACCAAAGCCATCGATGATGCAATGGACACAGCAGCAAAACAAATGGACCCTGATTTGTTAGCTCGCTACCGTGGTACACAACAATTCTACAAAGAATCATTAGAAAAACTATTTCCTGATACTGTCCTTAAGATCCTTGTTAAAGAACCAGAAAGAATTGGTGAAGCTATTTATAGGTCAGGTAATCAGTCTGAGATTAGGGCCATTAAAGATGCTTTAGCACAGGCTAAGAAGATTGATCCTGCTTTAGATAGTACCGCTTTACAACAAGCATTGAATAGAGGTTATGTAGAATCTTTCCTAGGCGAACAAGGTGCTGAGAACACGCTTAAAGAGTTTGTTGCTATAGGCGATAAACTTAGAAAAGATCCTAAGTTTAAGCGTACCTTTGAAGAAGCTCTAAGCCCTGAAGCACAAAACAGTATCAAAGCACTTAGTTCTACAGCAAACATTAGCTCTAAAACACCAGGATCAGGTTTGTCATTGTTTGTTGCAGGTAAACAAGCTGACGCAGTATCCTCATTTGCAGCTCTTGCAGGTACTGGTGTTGCCTTTGCTCAAGATCCTTTACTAGGTGCTGCTGTTGGTGCTGGTGTTCTTATCACTCCAAAGATCTTAGCAAAGATTGCTACCAACCCTAAAGCAGCTAGTCAGTTAGCTGGTGTTGAAAAAGAGATTAGTAAGGCTGGTATGACAGGCGCAGCAGCAGCTAAACTACTAAAGATATACAACGATGCTAAGGTAACTACGTCTGATTTTGGTGAAGCACAGCCTGCAACACAAGATCAACCACCTCAAGGTTTAACACCTCAAGAGATGGAAGAGATGCAGAGGCTTCTTAATCCTCAACCAATTAGACAACAACCTCAGAAACAATCTAGTCTTGTTCGTGATGTAATGGGAGCTTTCCTCAATGTTTGAACTCATTGGTGCTCTTATCGGTGGTGTATTTAGGTTAGCCCCTGAAGTACTGAAGATCTTAGATCGTAAGTTTGAAAGAGAACATGAGCTAAAGAAGTTAGATGTTGAAGTCTCTATTGCTAAGATGCAGGCAGAGTTTGCTCTACAGCAGGGACATCAGCGTCTACAAGAGCATGAATTAGATGCTATCGGTGAAGCATTCAAACAACAAGCAGAATCTGATGGTAAGGCTTGGAAGTGGGTAGCATCGCTGTCAGCACTAGTTAGACCTGCAGTGACCTACTGGTTTGTAGGTTTTTATTCCATCGTCAAAGCTGCTGGACTTTACCTAGCTTTCCTTCAGAATGGTTCATGGACATCAGTGCTTATGTCAGGATGGACAGACTTTGATGAAGGTATGCTGTCGTTGATCCTAACCTTTTGGTTCGTTGGAAGAGTATGGGAATCAAAGAAGTAATCTCAATCGCTGAACCATTGATTAAGAGATTCGAAGGATGGAGAAGTAAACCTTATCTCTGTAGTGCTAACGTACCCACCATAGGTTGGGGATCTACGATGTACGAGAATGGGGATAAGGTTACCTTAGATGATCCTGAGATCACAAAAGAAAGAGGACAGGAATTATTCGAACTTGATGCAGAGAGGTTCCTACTTCAAGTCTATAAAGCCTGTCCAGTGTTGACGAAACACGACAATAAAGCTGCTGCAATCCTTAGTTGGACTTATAATTTAGGTGCAGCTAGATTGAGAGCATCCACGATGCGAACAAGGATAAACCAAGAACGATGGGTGGAAGCTGCTCAAGAACTAAAGCGTTGGAATCTTGCAGCAGGTAAAGTAACCAGAGGCTTGATTCTTCGTCGTGAAGCTGAGGCATCACTCTTCCTTAGCCCATCCAACAACAAAACTGAAGATAGCAATATTAATAAAGACAAAGAACCCTTCGAGAAAAGCCTCATCTCCGTCCTCGTCAGTTACGACAAAATCATCAGAGTAGCAGATACCCAACATAAACCCTGACAGAAACGACCAACCCCATATATTCGGCATAGTTTTCCTTAGTGACCGTTCGCCCTCCTTTGATGGAGGGCTTTTTTTTATTTAGATGTCGCAAACGCCCGAAACACAGGCCAATTGCTGTGCGCCTTCGACGTTATCATCTACTTCCTTAAGATCATCCCAGTTAATGTTGGTAGGCATATTAGCTAAGAGATCATTGTACTCTTGTTCAGTACATGTCTCATAAGGAGCCTGTCGATATGTACCACCATCCATAGGTAAGAATGATACACCAGTACAGATATCAAAGTTCCTGTACACCCAAGCCCCTACAGTAGGCCAATCTTCTTCGTTCACTGAGATAGTCACTGAAGGCTTATGTTCGCACCAGTGAAGCTGATACACACGCCACAACTCAAGATGAGATATAGCATCAACATCATCCCTGGTGATAGCACCTTCAGGAGCCTTCATAGGAAATGAGAACACTGTAGTGCTATCTGGTCTCATCACACAAGGCTCACTAGGAATACCTTGTTCGATCATAAACGCCGTGAGAGGGTCTTTTTTGTCCGATCTAACCCGTCTAATGTAATACGCAGCATGTTGTGGGTGAATTCCAGAAGCAGTCCCACACAACTGAGAAACAGTACCAGAAGGCTTAACGCAAGTGATCGCAGCAGAGACGGGAATCCCCAAAGCAGTCGCCGTAACTTCATTAGCAATAATTGCTTCATTTCTCAACATCTCCAATCTTGCTGGTAACGCTTTATCATGAGGATCATTCAGTAGTTTATGATCGTAGATACCTGTCAGCGATACACCCAATAGACGCTCTTCAGCGGTGTTCTTTTCCCAGATCTTACGCAGATAAGGGAAGTCAGTCATTGTGCTCTGCCAAGTGCCTAGAATCGATGCTACACGTACTTTGTAGCGTAGATCCTCAATGGTATCTGTAGCCCTGACAATGACCTCAGTGAGGTTACAGAATTGGTATGGACGTAGGATGATCTCACTGCAGGGATTCGTACCAAAGTCATGATTAGGATCTCTACGACCATTGATAGCAGCTTGTTTCTGTGATGCTTCCCTGTTGAAGATACCACGCTCACCAGAATGACTCTCGTAGACTGAGCACCACTCACGCATGAACTGGCCCACTGAAGGCTTTGTATCATACACAGCAGAATTGTTCGCTAAACTACGTTGTCCTTGTTGTTCCCACCAAGCACCGGCTTTAGCGTGTGCCATACGATCATCACTTAGATCGCTTAAAGATATCATTGCAGATCGTCGCACACCACCCACAACAACAACTTCCCCGATCTTGCACAGAATATCATGGCATTCAATGGACGAGAGACGACGATTTTTGGCCGATTGGAACTTCCTAATAACAAACTTGAATAGTTCAACGAGGGGTTCTGGACCAGAAGCTCTGCCTCCAAAGGTCTTAAGTCTGGAGCCAGCAGGTCTAACTTTGGATACGTCCCATGTTGCAATCTCTCCAGCGTATAGTAAAGCAATGAGTTGTCGTAATGCTTTAGCCCAACCCTCTTTGCTATCGGATACAACGATAGTAGTTTTACTATCAAATAACTGATCAGGGACTTCAGGGAGTTGATTGACATACTTAGCCTCTACTGAGAATCCAACACCGGTACCGCACAAGAGGATGTACATAGCCTCATCAAAGGATTTAGGATCGTCGATAGGCAGATAACTACAGTTATAACCAGCAATGTTCTGACGCTCAAGTGCCTCTCCAGCAGTCATCATACAACGCATCGAAGGCATTACATCCATGTTAAGGATAGCTTTATGCACTGTCTTGTATATATGTTGTGGGATCTCATACTTGTGTTTGTCTAACAGTTGTTTCTTCATGAAACCCATATAGCGTTCAACTGTTTCACCCCAGTTCTCACGTCTGCCTTGTTCGTCAATGAAACGACTGTAGCGGCTCTTGTGGATAAAACTTGAGTAGTTATTTAACTTCATTCTTCTTCCTCTTCGGTGTCATCTATTTCGTCAACAAGTTGGTCAAACATGGCTTCGATTCTGTCCTCAAACCTGTCTACCAGTTCTTCTGTTGTTATTCCTAAGATCTCCATTAGCGAGATCTCATCTAGTCTCTTAAGCTTATCAAATAAGTCCAGAATCGTTAAAGCCATAGTTACTCCTTATAGTACTTACTCTTTACTAAGTCATAGTTCTCAATCACATACTCCAGATAGTGTACTGCTTTAAGTAGATCTTCTCTACCATTCTTACGTTGGTGTCTCTGTACATACTTAATAACATTAGCTAACCAAGGGTCTAACGACCATGCTGAGATAACATCCCAAGGTTGTAGTGTTGTCTGCTTGTAGTGATCACCACCAACCTGTTTAGCTTGGTTTGAGTATTTCGGCAGCAATTGGTTCACTCCTTCGTTGTTGTTGCCATCCACCGCAGTCTTGGCACTGATAGCGTTGGTACTTTCCTGTGAGCGACGTGCTAAACCCTCTCCTTTGTAGATTGATACTAGCGCATCGTGTACAGCTTCGGTGGTCTTTGTTGACTGAGACGTTAGGGTGGGTTCGAATCCAGGGAAGAAATCGCTCATAGACTTTCTCCAGCAATATGACATCTTGTTTATTGTACTGCTCCATGACT